GTTTGACCATCCTTGGATGTTTGACTACTACTCACAACAGAACCAGATGCACTGGTTTCCAGAGGATGTACCTCTGCACAATGACGTTAAAGATTGGCAGACAATGACTGATGAAGAGAAGAACCTACTGACTCAGATCTTCCGTCTGTTTACACAGTCTGATGTAGACGTAGGTGCTGGGTACGTTGATAGATACATGCGTATCTTTAAGAAGCCTGAAGCACGTATGATGATGTCTAGCTTTGCTAACATGGAGTCCATACACCAACATGCCTACAGCCTACTACTGGACACCGTAGGGATGCCAGAGGTGGAGTATAAGGCGTTCTCAGAGTACGAGGCTATGGCTGACAAGCATGAGTACATCAACGCTGTGAAGGTCACTAAGGGCGACAAGAAGTCAATTGCTAAGGCACTGGCTATCTACTCAGGCTTTACTGAAGGTCTACAGTTGTTCTCTAGCTTCATCATCCTGTTGAACTTCCCAAGGTTTGGCAAGATGAAGGGCATGGGGCAGATCATTACGTACAGTATACGTGATGAGTCCATGCACGTAGAGGCAATGACAAAGCTATTCAGGGAGTTTATGCAGGAGAACATTGACTTGTGGACTGATGACTTCAAGGCTGAGATCTATCAGGCATGTCGTGAGATGGTTGACCTAGAGGATAGGTTCTTGGACTTGGTGTTTGAGCAGGGTGATATACCGGGCCTGACTAAGTCTGAGATGCAAGAGTACATCAGGTACATTGCTGACCGTAGGCTACTACAGCTAGGCTTGAAGCCCAACTACGAGGTGAAGGACAACCCACTAAACTGGCTTGACGATGTGTTAGGTGTAGAGCATCAGAACTTCTTTGAAGGTCGTGCAACTACCTACATGAAGGCTGGCTTACGTGGTGACGTAGGGAAGGTTAAGTTTTCTAATGTAGCTTGAGTAGACTTGGGGGCTTAAATGCCCCCTTTTCTCTACTGTCCTGTTAACATTCCTGTTACTGCTCTAGCTCCTGCTAGGGGAACAGTGCCTAAAGCACTAGAACCCATAAACTGAGCTTGCTGTGCAGCCTGTTGTACAGGTGTTTGACCAGCTAAAAACCTTTGCATACCTTCGCCAGCTAATCCTTTAGCTGCTCCTACAGTACCTACTGCTCCTCCTGCTGTAGCCCCTATCCCAGAGCCTCCTGTAGCTGCTGCTTGTAAGCCTGTCAAACCTCCTATAAAACCTGTAGCGGCAAATCTATGGAACCAAGAAGGATTTTCTGGAGTACGTAGCTGTTGTATTCTTTTTAATTCAGCAGCAGAGTCATCAGCGACTTGTTGTAGGCTCTTTAGCTCTAACTCATTAGCGGCTATACGTTCAGCATTCTCAGGGTTGTTTCTTAGGCTCTTTTTAAGAGAAACTTGTTCTTCTTTTATTTTAGCTTCCTTTAAGGTAGCTTTGTTACGTACCCTAGTTAGCTCCCTGTTACGCCTAGCTTCAAGTTTCTCAGATAACTTTATTGCCGCAGCCTTTATTGTTTCTTCTTGTGTGGCTATAGTAGTCCCTACTTTATTAGCTCTAGCTTGTAAAGGAGCTTTACCTTGCCTAGCTTGTCTAGGGGAGTTAGTTTTTGCTGACTGCAACCATTCATCAGGAGTAAATCTACCTTCTCTACCAGTTTTGGTTGAGGCTTTGGCTACAGCATCCCTAAGAACAGAATGAGTAGCCCATGCTGCTCTGTCAGCTTCAAACTTAGCAAGTCTGTCTTTACTCAAAGTTTTAGTTACAACCTTATCTAAAACAGACTGCATATCTCTTAGTATATACTGTTGTATAGCAGGTACACCACCGGCATCTGATTTAGCGGCTGCTGCCGTACCAAAGGAGCTTCTAAGGGAGGCTAAATCTTCTCCTGATATTCTGCCTTTGACAGTCTTATCCGCTAGTAAGGCTACAGTATTCTTGATAGTGTTGCTCAATTGACCAGAGCTTTCTAGCATTAGTCTTACAGTGGTGTCTGCACTAAGACGTTTCTCCATCTCCCTAGCTACTTTATTAGGGTCTACTTGATATGATCTTGTCTTAATAGACTCAAAGCCTACTTTAGACCATTCGTCTTCTAATCTCTGCATAGCTGCATTAGGGTTAGGCGCTTCCATAATATCAGCAACGTCTGTTTTCTTAATACTAGCAGGCAAAGCCTTACTAAATGCTTCTAACCTAAACATATCAGTATTAGAATCTAAATTATTCTTTAATTGTGCTGTTTGGCGAGCAATGACTTGTCCTGTTTCTCTTTTTATTAAACCAGAGTAATTACCTTTTAGAACATCACTAACTACCTTAGCTTCTTCCCTGACATCAGTAACTTTACGGCTTGCTTGAAGCCCTAAGTCATCTATAGCATTGTTTAATGCAGTAGTGGCTTCTGTTGATTCTTGTTTAATTTTCTTGTCAAAGGCTTCTACTGCTGCTTCTCTAGCTTTTTGTTGTTGCACTAAAGGAGCTACAATTCTTTCTTCCTGTGCCCGTATTACTCCACCACCACCAAAAGATGGCCCTACAACATCTCTATAGAAAGACTGTAGTATTGCTTCTGATGACTTATCTTTATCTGCTGCTAAGGTAATAGGCTTAAAACCTTCAGGAGTGTCTAAAGGAGCGTCTATCTTTCTTTTTAGTAACCATGCAGGCAAACCAAACACAGCGCCACCTGCAAGACCTGTTAAGCTGCCGTACCCAGCGTCTACTAATACTTCTCCAGCACCTGCCCCTGTTTCTGATTTACCAGCGCCGTATATAGCTCCTTCTACTCCTGCTCTACCTATCATTCCAGTTATAGAACTTGCTCCTTTAGCAGCAGCCCCTATCTTAGACAAGGGACTAGCAATTGCCCCAGCAATTTCAAGACCAGTAGCAGCTACAGGTTGACGTTCAGCAAAACCTGCTTGCATAGCATCATAGTCTCTTTTTAAGCGGTCATAGGCTTCTTCTCTTGTTTCATCAGTAGACGCAGCTAATGCCATAGAAGCTAAACTTACTCCTATTTCATCAGACCAGCCTAAAGTAGCTCCTTCAAGAAATATCAAAGCTCCTGCTAGGCTATCTTCAGATGTCCACTCACCGGAGGCCACCTCTGCTTCTATTTCGTTATTAACAGGACGCTTTCTATATTTGTCCAGAGAATTACCTTGCATAGGAGCAACAGTTTCTTCAGGAGATGCCCTGTACTTATCTAATGAACTAGCCATTAAAATTTATCCCTTTTGCTTTCTTTAAGTCTACGCTCTGCTGCATCTCTACGCTTAAATATATCAGCAACAGACTCCCCTAAAAACGCTTCTAAGTCAACTAACTCTACTTGTTCTTCTGGAGTTAAGTTTTGTTTGCTGGATAAAGCTAAAGCATAGTCAGTAAAAGAGCTAAACCCAGCAGGAATGTCTTGATTAAACTCATCGTTTATGTAGGCAATCTTATCATTGTAATTACGTAATGTAACATGGTCAAGATAACCACCTACATCTTTGTACTTATTTATCCAAGCAGCTTGGTCTGAATGATACCTACTTTCCATCTGAGCAAGTTTAGCAAGACCTCTAGCATATTGTGCTAATGTTTTTGGGTTAGCGTTGGCATCCAAAGTACCTGATAACACCAATGCAACGTCTTTATCACTAGCGGGGCCGGGAGGTAAGTTAGCTACTGCTGTGCCAATCCTAAGAGCTTGTGCTTCTGTTCTTAAAAGAGTCACTAGGTCTTGTTCTCCTAGAAAACCTTTAATACTTTCTTCAACCTGCGCCCTAAAACCTGAAGATATAGGCTTAGTAAGCTGTTCTAAATTAGTAGCTAACCTATTAGCACTGCCTGCTCTACTAGAAGCATCTTTGTACTCTTTATTAGCTTCCCTTAATTGAATTTGAGCTTGAACACCTAACTCACCAACAGGGGCTACACTACGTATTTCTCTAACAATATCAGTAGGATCTGCTTTATTAACAAACTGAGTTACTTCTTCTTCAGTTTTAGGGTCAGTGAAGGTTACTTTCTGATACTCTTTTTTAGCGTTATCTGGGCCAACTAAAAACTGACCTAGCTGCCTGTCAAATATATTTTTACCAACAGGTGTATATCTTTCTGCACCGCTCATAGCATTAGTCTTAACTAAAGCGTCTATATCTGAGATACCGGCACCTTGAGAAGCTAACTGTACTAAATCATCAACATCTTCTCTTTCGCCGTACTTTTTAGCAACCATGTTGACTACTAAGTCTGTTTTATCTTCCTTAGCTTCCTTCTTCTCCCTAAGAGCAGTCAAGCGTTGTGTAGCTTGTACTTGTTGTGCAGGAGTACCAAACTTAACTAAAGCAGCTAACTGCTGTGCTTCAGCGTCTGGACTGTTAGGGTCTACCTGAGCTAACGCTTGAGTCAGCTTCTCCTGCCCAGTCCTCATGTCCATCCCAAGCGCACCACCAATGTTTCTAGCAGCTTGCTGTGCAAAGGGACTCATAGGTTGCTGTGCGCCTGTCAACAGCCCAGTAGTGCCTTGAGTAGGCGATACTTTGTAACGGTCTAAGACCCCTGTTCTTTCAAGAATACCCATGTTTACTTAATTCCTATTAGCTTTAACAAACCAGAGCCTACGTCCCCTATTTCACCAAACAAGCCGCCTAGTCCTGCACTAACTCCTCCAGCAGCAGCAGCCGCTTGTTGTCCTTGTGCGCCCAATAGAGCACTATAGATCTGTGCTATGTTCTGTGCTCTAGCTTGTTCAGCACCTACAATATCTTCTAATCCAGAGACACCTGCTTCAGTCATCAAGCTAGCGCCCTGTCTACGACCAACGTCAGCAAGACTAGCTAGCTGTGCACCGGGGCCAAGGGTAGACAATAGTTGTTGCTCAGGTAGATACTGTAATCCCATAGCAGCGCCAATGTTACCTAACTGTGCTTGCTGTAGTCCTTGAGGTAATGCTGCTGCTCTACCACCAAGACCAAACATGCTTTCAGCAAGTCCCATCTGCTGCAACTGCTCTGCTTGTGCTTGTCCTAATGCACCTAGAGATGCTCTGGCCTTAGCTTCTTCCTGTGCTTGTGCTAACGCTAGTTGCTCAGGAGAACCACCAAACTGTGCTGTACGCAATCCTGTGCGTCCCTGTGCAGCTAGACGTTCTTCTAGTGCAAGCTGTTGACGCTGTTCTTCAGGCCGCTGTGTAGCTCTAATGCGTTCATAGACATCAGCTTCCCTTTGTGCCATAGGAGCCATAGCCCCTGTTAGGAAGCCTCCTACGCCGCCTAGAGCCTGCTGTTGGATACCTGATACATCTGGTGTACCCATGCCTCCCATTAGACCACCTGTGATGCCCTGTAACGCCTGCTGTTGTGCAGCCATCTCAGGAGACAGTGTAGTAGTATACCCACCTTCAGGAGTAGTTGCTACGCCACCAAAGCCTGTGGATACTGTAAAGGGTCTAAAGGCTGATGCTTCTGCACCTTGCTGACCAATCTCCTGCATACCTGTAGCAGCTTGTTGAGCTACATCTCTTAAAGAGTTTAACTCATTGATACTAAGGCCAGCGCCAAGTAGTGATCCTCCAGCACCTCCAAGGAAGTCACCAATACTTCCTCCAAGATTAAGAAGATCATCAAAAAATCCTCCAGTGCCTGAGCCTGTTCCTTGTGGGCCTCCTGCCATTATTGGCGAAACAGATGACCCTGTTACTCCTGTTGGTATACTACCTAACATTACCATAATATATTCTCTTTAAACTATTACTGTTGTTACTATCGTTACCGCTGCTGTCACGGCAGACGCAACAACAAGCCAAGCAAGTTTCTCCCAACGCATAGCATGTGCATCAGTAGCCTTCCTTAGTTCCCTAAGTTCAACTATTGCCTCTGCCCAACGCTCACCACATTCTTTCTCATGTTGAGCTATGCGATCTAAAGCCTGTACAGCTAAATCTTGTTGAGTCACTTGCTTTTGCTCCATCATTACCAAGGTACACCATCAGCGGTTGTAGGGTTCTTCTGCTCATTGATGTTAGCCGTTAAGCCAGCTTCAATAGCATCTTGATCTACTTCACCCTGCACCCAGCCAATCACGTCGGCTTCAGTTAGGTCATCATAGGCAATGTATCCCTCTGAGGAGGGGTCTGGGGTAAACCCACAGGTTCCGTAGCTAGAAGCACTATAAGTATCCTCACCCACAGTTTCTTCTTCAGTGACTCGCCAGTGGGCAACGATAACGCCTCCCGCTAGGTCACCTTGTAAGTCTCGTTCAAGTGTTGAGATAGTCCATGTAGCCATTAGGGTGTCTCCGTCTGTGCAGCTTCATAGGCTGCTATAGCTTCTGTTGTGTGGAACGTATTGCACATGGTTTGAACCTCTGTGCTTTCACCTGACCAATCGTCAGTGGGTGATACAACGTGGCGATGAAAGGATCTGCTGATCTCTTCACCGTCTCTGCTGATAATAGTAGCTGTACGGACTTGGATAAATTTCCAGCCTCCGCAATCTACTACTTCAATTTTGTCTTCTACTGTTGCTTCTGAAAGTGCCATGTTTATCTCCTTTGGCTGGACTGTCTGTGCCTAGCGTCCACTAGGCGTATGGTTGAGTTGTATTATGTGAAGTAGGTCACTGTCGCCATAAAATAAGTTGCGTTATTAAAATTAGCATTTGTAAGTGCAGAAGCGCCTGAAGCATTGTTTTCCTCAAGAAGAAGAGTGGTGGTGTTTTCATTGGCAATTACGTTTGTCGCGTTACTAAGGCTTGCCATTCCTGCCCCTTTAAAAGTGCCCGCATAAGAAGTAAAACCACCTGCTTGAGTTGTAACATTAAAAGGCAGTCCGTTTACAACTGCGCCACCCGCAGAAGTTCCTTTTGAACTTAAATAAATACCTATTTGCACTGTAACTTGGCGACCTACTTTTGTGTACCGACCAACTTGAGATGTGTATGCAAGTCCTACAGCCGCGCCACCAAAAGATAAAGTAGGAGTCCAAGTCCCTTCTTCATAGTCATCCAGCGTCTTGCTTGTGACTGAGCCGCCAGTGCTGCCAAAGACAACACCGCCTGACAGGTAGAGGTCTTTGAATCTAGCGCCTGCTAATCCCAAGTCAATAGCGGCATCTCTACTGCCGCCAGAACTTGTTGCTGGATAGATTCTGTCAAGCGCCCCTTGGAAGGTTAAAAAGGTATCGTCGTTACCGATAAAAAGTCTACCAGCAAGAGCACCAATACTACCTACGGTTGAGCCGTCTTTGTAAAATCCGACAATTTCTCCGTCATTTGTAAGTCTGTTTAGGTCAATTACAGACCCGCTGCTTCTTGTAAAGGAAGCTCCATCAACAGGTCTTAGAGCTATGCCCTGAGTACCAAATGCTGTAGAGGTCTTACCCACCAAGAGATTACCTGATGAGTTGACAACAACAGCAGGAGTAGAGAAGGTGTTGCCGCCTGCGGCTGTAGATGGTGTTATTTCAAAAGCGTTGTCAACATTGACTTGTTTTCCAACCAAAAAGTTATACTTGCTAGACGCTCCTACAAACTTTAACTTCTCACCGCCAGAAGATTCACCAATCTGTACATCACCTGCTATTGTAAGCTTCTCACCAGCCGAACCAGTACCAATAACAACATTTTCACTACTATCAATAGTAATAGCTGTGGCATTACCGTTGTCTACAATACTTGTACTAAGGAGTCCTCTGGATACTTTAGTTAAAGCCATTAGTTGTTCTCCTTTAATGCTTCTACTTCTCTGCGAAGGCTTTGTATTTCTTTAATCATCATAGGTACTAACTTGCTGTAATCTACGCCCATCATGTCTTCTTCAGTTGCGCCTTGAGACACAGCCTCTGGTGCTATTTCAAGTAGTTCCTGAGCAACCATGCCGTACTTTTGATGCGAGCCATCAGCCTTCCAGTCAAATGAGCGTACTTGAATAGCATCAATGTCATTAGAAGCAGAAGGTGCGTCTACGATGTTTTCTTTAAGGCGTTGGTCTGATGAACTTCCATAGTGTGTAGTCGTTACGCCTGTTTGAGTTATTGCACCCGCAAGCGCACCAGAACTGTTAAAAAAACCTATGAAAGCACCAGAATTGCCAGTATTAGTATTTTGTAAGTCAATGCCGTTTTTACTACCTCCAAGAAATTCCACATTAAACACTCCTGCGGAAATAACTGAAGTAGTACCCACCAAAAGATTACCTGATGCGTCTATGCGTGCGCGTTCTGCGCTGTTAGAGGCAAAAGTCAAAGCGTCTCCGCTATGGTAATAACCTATCCACCCTTGACCAATAGAAGTTGTCGTATCTGCAAACATTAAATAATTAATATCTGTAGTTGCACTTGCCGCAATAGTAATTCCGTCAGCGTATCCCGCACTAACAACTAATTTATCTGCATAGTAACTAGAAGGCGAAGTAGTACCAATACCCACATTCCCTGATGCGGTTATGGATACGTTATCTACCCAAGTAATAGCACCATTAGCACTTCCACTGACGGCACTACTAAAGACAGTATCTCCTGTGCTATTTGAGTTTATTTTAGCCGCTACACCAGACGTCTTATATTTCCAAGCCCCGTCGTAGTAACCATTTCCTGAAAGGTAGAAGCCGTTGTTATATCCAAATAAACCAAGACCATTTTGTAAATCTATACTTTTTGATAAAGTGTTTGCGTAAGGGGTAACACCAATACCAACATTTTCACTACTATCAATCGTGATCGCAGTAGTATTGGAGTTGTCAACGATCCCCGGAGTACTTGATAGTTCTATTGGGACTTGTGTTAAAGCCATTAGTTGTTCTCCAGTTGTTCTAAGCGTTCTGTTAGTTCTTTAACTGCATTAATCAATACAGGCACCAACTTCAAATAGTCCATTTGATAGTCAGATTCTTTTTCATCTTCCGTTGGGTTGTGCTGTAAAAGAGTCATGCTGTTAGCTTCTACACCTGCTGCTGCCAGCGCAATTTCTACATCTTGAGCAATAAGACCCGCCATTACTGGTGCGCCATCCTCATCAATCTTGTAGTTGTATGTCACTGGCTCAAGTGAAGAAATGAAGTTCAAGCCCAAACTGAGGTCTTGAATGTTTGTCTTAAAGTTACGGTCAGAAGGCAATGAGTTTGCGTTGGTTGAAATACTACCTACGGTTGTGCCGTTTTTATAGAAATTGACGATAGCCCCATCAGACGTTTTACGGTTGAAAGCTGCTACTAAGCCACCATCAACACAAGAACGTAAAGTGCCGTTACTTGCTAAACTGCTTCCTACGGCATTATAGTTTAGTGCTGTCTGAGCCACCAAGAGATTACCGCTTGAGTCTATGCGCATGCGTTCTACTGTTGCATAAGGGCTGGCGCTTTGTCTTACAGCAAAAGAAAGATACGGGGATGTACCTGACGTGACACCAGAACGAATTTCGTTATTAGCACCAAGTGTATTAGCAGGTTGAGATAATCTAAATACAGTTTCAGCCGAACCTGACCCTGCGGTCGCGCCTACAACATCAAGCTCTGCACTAGGACTGGTAGTGCCAATACCCAAAGACTCCGCAGACGCATCCCAGAACAACTTAGCCGTTGTGCCTGTGTCCTCGTAGAAGCTGATGTCTCCGTTGTTGGCAACGGACAGCCTTAAAGCGTCTGCTGTCTCATTTTTAATTAAGAAGTTGCCTAATGAGTTGTTTGAGCCAAACAAGAAGTTATCTGTGTCATCTTGCAGTCTTATGTACGTAGCCGCAGCGCCTCCGTCAAAATCACCTGCAATGACCGAAGTATTAGCAACAGTCAAACCATCAGCAGTCACTGTGCCAGTAACGTCTAAAGCACCGGGAGTCACAAGATCACCAGACAACTTGGCAGACGTTATAGTCCCATCAACAGGAACATTAATATCCGTCTGAGTCATTGTCATAACCTCTACAGCACTTCCAGTAGGTGGAGCCGTAGAGAACGTCAGAGTAGTTCCAGAGATGCTATAGTTAGACTTGCTCTGATATACACCGTCAATAAATACTTGTGTATTATTTTCATTGACAGGGTTTATAGAAAGCGTTAAAGTAGTATCACTTCCATCGCCTGTCATGCTATCAATGTTCAAGTTAGAACCTGATACACCAGCAGCTACAGAGTAAATAAGAATACTGTTACCATTGGCAGGAGCAGAGCTAAAGGTTAGTGTAGTTACACCACCTGCTGTTGCAATACTATAAGCATCTTGCTGTTGGAATACACCTTCAATAAATACAAGAAGATTATCTTCAGAAGCTGTAGATTGACTTAAAGCATATGCAGCAGTAGAACCATCGCCAGTAAAGCTATCAGTAGTAAAGGTATTAGTACCACCACCTCCAATGGCTCCCCAAGCGTCTGTATAACCTTCAAACTGCTCTAGTGTGCTATTGTATCTAAAGTAACCAGCAGCGCCTGTAGGACGCTGTGCAGTAGTTCCTGTAGGTACATGGACAGCGTCAGTAGCAGAGCCTAAGTCTAAAGTTACTGCTGGAGAACCTGTACGAACACCTACTTTATAATCATTACTAATTACAGTAAAGACATTGCTTGGATCAAATCCAGAAGCCTGTCTAGTCATTAGTAAATTAGAGCCAGCTACAGTTAAACTACTGGTTGTTAGGTTGTTACCTACCACTAATGAACCAAGTTCACCAACACTTGTAATGTTAGTCTGTGCAGCAGTAAGTATAGTACCTGTCAAGTTACCAGTTACGTTACCTGTAACATCACCAGTTAGATCTCCTGTGACATCTCCTGTGACATTACCAGTAAGGTTGCCTGTGACATTACCTGTGACAGGAGCAGTAACACCGGCAAACGTAGGACTATCAGTAGTAGCTACGCCTTGGTTCAGGGCTTTGACTGATGCTTCGCTGGTTAGCTCACTGTCCATCAAGGCACCAGCAGCAGTTACATTAGCTGTGTCAGTTACATCTGCACTAGCTTCAATACCGTCTAGTTTAGATTCATCAGCGTCAGTAAAGGCATTAGTGTTTGCATTAGACTCATAAGCAGTCTTAATCTCAGCAGCAGTCTGGTCAGCAGTAGCCCCTGATTCAATACCATCTAACTTAGTGCCATCAGCAGCTACGTCACGTCCATCTAAGAGGCCATCAGTAGTCAAGTTACCTGATACTACCGGGGTAGATAAAGTCTTGTTAGACAGCGTTTGTGAGCCTGTCAGCGTAGCTACAGTAGAGTCAATGGCTAAGGTCACACCAGTGCCTGAAGCAGTGGAGTCAATACCTGTGCCACCTAAGATACCTAGAGACTCAGAGTCTAGGTCAATGTCAATGCTAGTAGAGCCATCAGTTACATCAAGATCCTGTGCAGTAACCTGTGAGTCTACGTAGGCTTTGACTGACTGTTGCGTAGGTAGCAACGTAGCACTGTCGGATGCCATGTTGTCTTCATCTACAAAAGCAGTAATAGCAATAGTACCATCAGAGATAGTCTCAAAGGTAGTAGTGCCAGTTAACGCAGCATTGTTAGTGTTTGCTTTAGTTGCTGATGCAGTTGCAATGTTATTGAACTCTGTGTCAATCTCAGTGCCTTTGACAATCTTAGCAGCGTTACCTGAAGGTAGTGAGTCTTTTGCTGCAAAGTTTGTAGTCTTAGTATAGTTACTCATTAAATTGTTCTACCTATAAATGCTTCAATGTTTACATCTTGTATTGAGAAGGCTTTGCCGTTAATAGTTGCGTCTAAGCCAATAGTTACTACTCTACCAGAGCCTGTAGCTTTTGTTGTTGCTTTGTTTACAACAATAGAAAAATTGTATTGTGAAGTTTCTACGTTGTACTCAGATATCCCATACTCTGCAATAGACGCATCGTCTACTGTTAACAGTTGCTTGGTGTATCCTTCAGTATAATCATAGCCCCAGTTTAGTAATAAACTTGTCCCTTGACCACCTACAATTGTAAATGTTATTTCTTTTAAAAGTTTTAGTCTACTAGCGTCACCAAAAGATAAACTATGTGTGTAATACTTCATAGTATAATTAGAACCATCGTCTAAGAAACCAGAGTATTCATTAATACCTTTAGAGTTACCAAAGTAGATCTCATTGTCATTTGTAGTAGTCCCACACAAGATGCCAGTAAAGGGCCATGTAGTTACCCTGTTACCACCATTTTCTAGCTTACCTCTTATATCAAAACAAAAGACAATGTTGTTTACTTCAGGAAGTATTAGCAAGTAAAAAGCATTTTCTTCACTGTAGACTGACTTAATGTTACCTGTCTCTACTGCTACTGCCTGTACTAGCTCATCACGTACATTGATAGATACATCGCCAATAGGGTTAGACTTCTCTTGAATAACCCTGCCTAAGCTACGTACACCAGAGTCAGACAAGAATAACAAGTCTGTTCCTGTAGACTGTACACTGTCTCTAGCAATACAGCCAATGTTAGTAATGACATCAGCAAGTACCATAGTAGACGGTGAGCTTGCACCAGAGTACAATAGAATGCTACGCTTACCAAAGACAACCAACAGGTCGTTAAACTCTGCTAAGGCTACAATCTCATCGTATCCTGTAGGCCACACAGTAGTTAAGTCTAGTGAGCCTGAAGTACCACCATGCCAGTTGTCACCGTCCAGTAAGTCAGACCAGTACAACGTGTACTTATTTCCTGCTACATCGCCAGCCCAAAGTCTACCAAAGGATGCTAGAGCTTCGTTAGCTGCTGGTGCTGCATGTGCGCTATCTGCTGTTTCTACTAATGTTGTACTTCCTGCAACACTTTCAATAGCTGCATGACCCCGTTGAAAGAAGTAAACTTCATTGTTAAAGCTAACCATCTTCCAGTTGTTAGCAGTAATACTATATCCAACAGGTAGCGTTACTTCAGTTAGTG